GTAACAATAAACCCGATCCCGATGGGAGGACTTGCTAATCGCCCCCCGAATTAGCAACGAACATAATGGGGTGCAACAACCAAAGGAGCCACTGTTCTTCCTCCAAGACCAGTGCGGCCTTCAAACTAAGGAGAGTGCCATATGTCAGATTTTAATGACGACTATTCGGATGACGATTTCACGGAGCAAGATTCCACTTCGGGCAGTAACCCTGTTCGACAGAGGATGAAGCAACTGGAGAAAGAACTACGAGAAGCCAAAAAGCAACTCGCAGACACCGCCGATGTCCAGAAAAAACTGGCCTTTGTAGAAGCAGGCATCCCGCTTGATTCGCCAATGGCTAAGTATTTCATCAAGGGCTACGACGGTGAACTTTCAGCAGAAGCTATCCGTCAAGCGGCTGAGGAGGCACAGTTGATTGCACCCACCCCACAGGTTGCAGACACCGACAAACAGGCTTGGCGTGAAACTAACAGGATCGCCGCAGGGTCTGAAGTCAGTCCTGCCCCGCCAGGTTGGATTCAGCGAATCAACGCCGCCAACTCCGAACAGGAAATCATGGGAATCTTCGCAGAGGCACAAGCACAGGGCATTGACCTGAGCAACATCTAAACCCTCTATCCCTAAAGGAAAACCAAAATGGCTGATTACTACGCAGCAGAAACTGGCACCGGAAACCTTTCCGTTGACCAGACCGCATTTGAAAAACTGGCTTACTTCGCCCTTCGTGACGAAATGTACTTTGACCAGTTCGCAGACGTTCAGGCAACCAACGCCACGAACCCTGGTGCAACCGTCACATTCACCATCTTCCAAGACATGGCTGCCGCTACAACGGCTCTTGGCGAAGCAGAAGATGTTACCCCTGTCGCTTTGTCCGACAGCCAAGTTTCTGTAACTCTGAACGAGTACGGTAACGCAACTGTCACCACAGCAAAGCTTCGTGCAACATCATTCCTTCCTGTTGACCCTGTAGCAGCAAACGCTGTTGGTTACAACGCTGGTTTGTCAATCGACACCATCGCCCGTAACGCAGTACAAGCTGGCACCAACGTCATCTACGCAACAGGTGGAGCAACCGATCCATCAAGCCGTACCACCATCAACTCTGATGACGTGCTTGCAGCGAACGACGTTCGCCGTGTTGTTGCACAGTTGCGTAAGGCAAACGTTCCTACCATTGGTGGTTCGTATGTCGGCATGATCCACCCTGACGTGTCGTATGACTTCCGTTCAGCGACAGACGCAGCAGCATGGCGTACCCCTGCTAACTACGTCAACCCACAGGGTATCTACACCGGTGAAATCGGAATGTTTGAAGGTGTTCGTTTCATTGAGGCTCCACGTGCGCCTTTGTTTGCGAACGCTTCTGACAACTCTGGTTCAGCAGGAACGATTGACGTGTACGGCACATTGATCATGGGTCGCCAAGCTCTTGCTAAGGGTATCTCCCTTGGTGGCGAGTACGGCGCACAGCCTTCAATCGTGTACGGCACAGTGACCGACATCTTGAAGCGTTTCCGCCCAGTGGGTTGGAAGCACTTCGTTGGTTACGGCGTGTTCCGTCAGGAAGCACTTCGTCGTATCGAGTCAGCTTCATCGATTGGCACCAACGCCTAAGACACTTTTTAACCTCTGTTGAGGTTGTGTTGAGCGAAGCCCCTCGTCGGTGTATCGGCGGGGGGCTTTTGCTTTGTGTTATAGTCATTTCACCGACGAGTTTTTGGAGAAATAAAAATGGCAGCAAAAAAGGCACCTGCAAAAAAGGCGACACCTGCAAAGAAAGCAAATGTGGCAAAGCCTTCCAGCAGAAAACCACGTGACTACAGCGGTGCAGATATTGCACCTAGTGCTGGAGGCAAGCGCATCGCTGATGAAGCGATGACAGCAAAAGCAAAGGCTCGCAAGAAAGCTATTGGTACACAAGTAGGAAGAATGCTTGAAGGACAAAATGCTTATTCGATGTATGTCAGAAAAGCACAAGGATCTCGGAAGAAGTAACCTGAGTGGCTACATTCAAGCCACCCACAGATAACTTTGTTCGCTGGTCAGACGGTGAAGACGAAGGCATCTTTGCTTACCTGTCGCCGTGGCCCCGTGGAAGAAACGTGTTCAAACTCGTTGACGGTTCCTTCACGGAGTATCAACCAATGGATCAGGACAGTATCGCTATCACCTACCACGGTGGGCATATCCATCCGTTGACAGATCAAGAAGAAGCAGACCTTCGGGATGCAGGATACGGGGATTACATAACTGTATGAAACATCAGGAAACGCATCCAGGTTTGGATGTGGAAGGTTGTTTTGGTTGTCGTGTTGCCGGTGTTAGTTTTGGTGCTAATTCGACCACTAGCCGTGGGGCTTCGGTTGCTGAGATTAATCAGCGAGCAAAGAATTGGGATAAAGATATGCCAGCGTATAAACGGCTACGCAAGAATGGTGTACAGCCGAAAAGTATTGATGGGGCTGCAGCGTTGGAGGCTAGGGCTTCTACTGTGGCTGAGGTGGAGTCACGCCCGAACATTGAGAAACTGATTAAGCGTGGCGTAGCTGAGTGAACTTTCAATCTTGGCAGGGGGTTGACGATCCGAAGTACGGATACGGGTCTATGTTGGCTGGTTTCAAGTCGGGTGTCCCAAAGACTGTCGAGTTGAATGGTCAGGCTTCGGTGGATGTTTTTATGAATGTCCCGAATGTGAAGGAGTCGTGGCTGGATGGTCAGCATCGGGTGTGTTTCACAATGTGGGAAACGGATGTGTTGCCTGAATCTTTTGTTCGTTGGCTTCCCCTGTATGACCAGATCATTGTCCCTTGCGACCATAATGTTGAACTGTTTAGTAGGTATCACAACAATGTAAGCAAGGTGCAGTTGGGTGTGGACACAAAGTTTTGGTTTGGCTACACCGCACCTGATGGGCCGTTTAGGTTTCTTGCTGGCGGGTCGTTGTGGTTCCGTAAAGGTTTAGACGTGGTGGTGCAGGCGTTCCTGAAACTTGATCTACCTGATGCTGAGTTGCATATCAAAGCGGCACCTCACGCCCGTGACACCCCTGATGTGAAAGACCCAAGGGTTGTGTTGCATCGCCGGTGGATGGATTTGGAAACACAGAAAGATTGGTTCAAACAGGGTCATGTGTTTGTGGCTCCTAGCCGTGGTGAAGGGTTCGGGTTGATGCCGTTGCAAGCAATCTCGCTAGGGATGCCAACTATTGTGTCTGACTCGACAGGGCATCAAGAGTTCTCGTATCTAGCCACTGGTGTTGTTCCCACATCTAAATCGCCAAGCGAAAAAGGCGGTCAATGGGATGAACCTGATATTGATGCGTTGGCTGAACTGATGCTTGATCATCACCGTAATTGGTCAACCCACCAAACGGAAGCTGTTGTTAATTCCCGTGGGGCATCGGCGTTCACTTGGCGGAAAGCTGCTAAAGCCTTGCTGGATGCTGTGCCTGTTGGGGAGATACTGCCTGACACGGCGGTGGTTTCTGCCATCGTGAATTTTGATGTACAGGTCAAACGGCGGGTGTCCTGCAATATCGCTAAAACCCAATACGAGTTCTACCCTGGCGAAACCTATTGGGTGTCTGAGGATGTGAAACGAGTCCTGAACGACGCAGGCTATCTAGTGTAAGATACAGGCACTATGGCTCAACCCGCAGACCAAGATCTTGTTATTACCCGTGGCGACACGGAAACCCTTGTCGTCACCATTGAAGACGATAACGGTTCTGCTATCAACATCACAGGTCGAACTTATCGTTCCCAGATCCGTTCGTCACAGGATTCCACCACCATCAAAGCATCGTTGACGTGTACCGTCACAAGCGGAGCAAACGGTCAAGTCACCTGTGTCCTGTCGGCTACCGACTCTGCAACGCTTCCTTCGGGACAGTATTTTTGGGATCTTGAAGAAACCGCATCTGGTGTTGTGTCCACAATTTTGTCAGGAAACGTAACAGTCTTAGCCGATGTCACTAGGTAATTATGGCTACAACAAACATCACGGTTAATCGTGTAAGTGCCTCACCTGCTAGTTACGAAATAACAGTTACCCGCAGCGACGCATCTATCGGTGCTGTTGTTGTACCGGCAGTATCTTCATCTTCTGTTTCTGCTGCTGTCACGATTGTTACTACAAGCAATTCGGGTCCACAGGGGGCGCAAGGCCCTACTGGTCCTACAGGCCCGACGGGTTCTACAGGAGCTTTGGGTCCGACTGGTCCAACTGGCGCACAAGGTATTCAGGGTGTAACAGGCCCGACAGGTATTCAAGGTGTGACTGGACCTACAGGGTCAACAGGTCCTACAGGATCCCAAGGTATTCAAGGTGTGACTGGTCCGACAGGTCCAACAGGTGCTACGGGTCCTACTGGCGCACAGGGAGACATCGGACCGACTGGCGCACAAGGACCGACTGGCGCACAAGGTCCACAAGGTATTCAAGGAAACCAGGGTGTAACAGGTCCCACAGGCTCTACAGGTCCGATTGGTCCTACAGGTCCTACGGGTGCTGATTCGACTGTTACAGGTCCAACAGGACCTACTGGTGCTACGGGAGCAACAGGTCCTACTGGTGCCGCATCTACCGTTACGGGGCCTACAGGACCGACTGGTCCACAAGGGCAGTCTTCTAGTTTTTACGACTACAGAATTGACACGAACACTACAAGTGGCAACCCTGGCACTGGATTAGTTGCATACAACAACGCAACGCAAACGTCTGCGACACAGCTACAAATCAACCACATTGACCAAGACGGTTACGACATCGACTTGTTTCTTGGATTGTTGAAAGCCAATGACACTATCTATATTCAGGATGCTGCGAACTCTGCGAACTTCCAAAAGTTCATTGTTAACGGCACTGTTACTGACTACGGCAATTCATATCTTGATGTTCCTGTTTCGTATTCTTCTAGCGGCGGCACAGGCGCATCAGGGTTTGCAGACAACCTTCTTGTCCTTGTCATCATCGCCAACATCGGACCTACAGGACCTACGGGTGCCACTGGAGCGACTGGTGCGACAGGTCCGACTGGTGCTACGGGTCCTGCTGGAACAAACGGAATCATTGGTGTTGACGGAGCCACAGGACCTACAGGTCCTACTGGTCCAACAGGAGCCACGGGTGCCACAGGTGCGACAGGTCCGACAGGGGCGCAAGGCCCAACAGGAGCGCAAGGGATCCAAGGTAACGTCGGTCCCACAGGCCCTACCGGTGCAACAGGCGCAGCTTCGACAGTTACAGGTCCTACGGGTCCGACAGGTGCTACGGGTCCGACAGGTGCAGCCGCACCCGTTCAAACCACCCGTAACCTAACTACATTTATAATCATGGAGGTTAATCCGTAATGGCTAGTGGTGATGTTTTTCCGAAACTTCTTGATGCCCCCACTTTTTTGGGGACTTCTACAACGACGTTGTTCACGGTCCCTACTGGTCGTCAACACGCTATTAAGCAGATTGTGGTGTGTAATACGGATGGTACGGAGCGTTGGATCAAACTTGCTGTTGGTTCTACTGCTACTGCTGAGAATTGTTTTGTGTTTCAGTTGCCGATTGCTTCGTTTGACACGGTTGTGTTGGATACGGCTTTGGTGTTGGAGGCGGCTCAGACTTTGCAGGGTTCGTCTGATGTTGCTTCTAAGGTGACGGTTACTGTGACTGGTTGGGAACGAGAACTGTAATGGGTATTAGTTCTGCCCTTGGCGGTACTGTCGGTGCTGTACCTATCGGGTCTGTAACAGCGTTCGCTGGTTCGGCTGCACCTTCAGGGTGGTTGCTGTGTGGCGGTCAGACTGTTTCTCGCACACAGTATTCAGGTTTGTTTTTAACTATCGGCACTACTTATGGTGCTGGTGATGGTTCCACTACTTTTGCTTTGCCTGACTTGCGTGGTCGCACTATCGCAGGCGAGGATGACATGGGTGGTACGGCTGCTAACCGTTTGACTTCTGCTGGTTCAGGTGTCAATGGTCTTGTGCTTGGTGCTACGGGTGGTTCGCAAACCCATACTTTGACAACCACAGAAATGCCTGTTCACAGCCACGAACTTCAACGAAACAATCAGGCTGCAACATCAGTTTCAGCCGATGCTAGTGGTCTGTACCAATCTTCGGCTAATACTGGTGCGACATATACAAATACCCAAGCAGCAGGTAGTGGTGGAGCGCACAATAACACACAGCCAACCATGATTCTTAACTACATCATCAAGGCGGCATAATGGGAATCAGTAATGTTTCTAACGGTTTACGGTCTGGTGTTTGCACTAGCACTACACGCCCGACAGCCCCGTATGAGGGTCAGATGATTTACGAAACAGACACGAACCGTGTGTTGGTGTGGGACAACGCCGCATGGGTGATGATTGCTGATACGGATACACCACCAGCGTTGGAGTTGGTAAAGACACAAACGATTGGTTCTGCTGTAGCAAGCGTTACTGTGACGGATGCTTTTTCGGCAACATACGACAACTACAAAATAACAATTAATGGTGGTTCTGCTTCAACGGCATTAGACATACGATGCACTTTAGGAAGCGCAACTTCTGGTTATTATGGGTTTATAGTTTATGGCGCATACAACTCCAATACTGTTTTAGGATTTGCTCAAAACAACACAGCATTTTGGGGTTATGTAGGAACAGGCAATACCATTCTTCATGGTTCTTTTGAATTGTCTAATCCTTTTGCTTCTACAAGAACTACCGTTGTTGCTTCTAATGCTTTGTCTTTGACCACTGGTTCCGCTAATCAGTTTGGTGGGTATCTGAATGACTCAAACTCTTACACTTCTTTTACTTTGACGGCAAGCACTGGAACTATGACTGGAGGAACCATTCGTGTCTATGGATACCGAAACTAACGAACGACCAAACATTCAAATAGACGACCTAGTGCGTCCTATGACCGATGAAGAATACGCAGAGTGGCTTGCCCGCCCTGCGCCTGAACTGTTAGGTGGCGAGTAATGCCGATTACTAATTATCTTCCGTCTTCACGGCTTATCCAGCCTGGTGTGTGTACAAGTACGACTCGCCCCGCTTCTCCCTATGACGGTCAATTCATCTACGAAACAGACACCAAAAACACCCTGACATACAACGGTTCAGCATGGGTATGCACAACACCACAGTCGGCAACCAACAACGGTTCAAGTTCCCGTTCAAGCACAGCATACGGCGACCTTGGCGCAGGTGCTGGACCATCGGTTTCCATCCAAACAGGGTCAAAAGCCCTAGTAACAATCTGCGCTGTTGCACAATCATTATTCAACAACTTTATGTATATATCGTTTGATGTAACAGGGGCGACAACAGTTGCGGCTAGCGATAACAACGCAACATGGTTCCGTGAATTATCTGCTGGTGGTGGCATGGGTTCTGGTATTTCAAGAACCCTTATTGTTACTGGTTTAACTGCTGGAGTTAATACCTTTACAATGAAATACCGTGGGTCTACTGGTAACGCTATTGATTACGCTTTGCGTTCCATTACTGTTGTCGGGATTCCTTAAACCCATCAGGAGGGGCTATGAAAATCGCTGTCTATACCATCGCTAAAAACGAACAACAATTCGTCCAACGCTGGGCAGACTCATGCAAAGACGCTGATCACCGGTTCATCCTCGACACAGGCTCCATAGATGACACCTTCACAATCGCCTACGGTGAAGGCATAGATGTACGACAACGAATCTTCACACCGTGGCGGTTTGACCATGCCCGCAACTACGCCCTTGCAAAACTCCCCAACGACATAGACATCTGCATCGCTTTAGACATGGATGAAGTTCTGCAACCAGGCTGGCGACAAGCCCTAGAAGCCATCCCTGTCGGTACTACCCGACCCCGCTACAAATATGTGTGGTCATGGAACGAAAACGGCAGTGAAGGACTTGTTTATGGTGGCGACAAAATCCACGCTCGTCATGGCTACGCATGGAAACACCCCGTACACGAAGTCCTCAAACCAAACATTGTCGAGAAGCAACATTGGGTTGACGGGCTACAAATCCATCATCACCCCGACCACACCAAATCAAGGGGTCAATACTTTGATTTGTTGAAGCTGGCGGTGCAGGAAGACCCACGTGATGATCGCAACCAGTTCTACCTAGCCCGTGAATACTTCTTCAACGGACAATACGAACTAGCCCAATACCATTTCATGCACCACCTAGACCTATCTATGTGGAACCCTGAACGGGCAGCATCACACCGGTATATCGCCAAGATGCGCCCACAAGCCCGTGAGTTTCACCTGTACCGTGCCATCGCAGAAGACAGGGGCAGACGTGAATCATGGGTTGATCTAGCAAAGCACTACTACGACATTGAAGATTGGCGGGCCTGCTACCACACCTGCCACATGGCGTTCACCATCGCAGAGAAACCACTCGACTATCTATGTGAAGCAGAAGCTTGGGGTTGGCTCCCATACGATCTGCTGGCTATCTCCGCCTACCATCTTGGGTTCATGGCTGAAGCACAGCGATACGGTCAAGCCGCCGTTGACATCAACCCCACCGATGAGAGGCTACGAAACAACCTGAAGTGGTATGGGCTATGATAAAGCCGACTGTACAAAGGAGTCGTCATGCCCAAGGTAGGAAAGAAAGAGTTCCCATACAACGCTAAGGGAATGGCTATGGCTAAAGCTGAAGCCAAAAAAACTGGCAAGAAGATGCAAACTGGCAAAGGTTCTGTCCGTAAAAAGAAGATGAAGTAAGTGTCCACTGGTACCGCTGTAATCAACCGAAGCCTTCGACAGTTGCTGTCGGGTGTTATTGAGCAACGCAACAAGTTGTCTGCCACTATCAATGCCACCACGACGACTGTTGTGTTGACGTATGACCTTGACGGTATCCGTGCAGGGCAAGTGTTTGAGATTGACTCTGAACTGTTTTATGTTTGGGAAGCAACAGCAGGTACTAAGACGTTGACGGTGGAGCGTGGATGGAACGGCACCACCGCCGCAGCCCACACAGCCGGTGCAGTTGTAACGGTGAACCCTCGGTTTCCTCGTTCCCAAATCTTTGAAGCGTTAAACAACGAGTTGCAGGATTTGTCCAGCCCTGTCCACGGTTTGTTCCAAGTCAAAACATTTGACTTTGACTACAACGGAACATCCGACATCATCAACCTGCCACCAGTCCTATCCATTATCGACTTGGTTGGTGTCCATCTTCGTGTCACATCAGACCGATACGACTGGATCCGAAAGGTACGCCTCCTGCGTGACCTACCAACAGATGATTTCTCTAGTGGCTACGGATTAAAGTTTGACCAACGCCAACTATCAGGCCGTTTGCGTATCGTCTATAAAGCCCCGTTCACTACATTGACGAACGAAACCCAAAACCTAGTCAACCAGTCAGGGCTACCCGCATCTTGTGAAGACATCATCAACATGGGTGTCCAAATCCGTTTGATGGCTCCCCGTGAAATCAAACGTAACTTCACCGAATC